ACGGCGAGTTATATCTGCTTCGTTAACTCTGGCCTCTAATCTTGTAACTTGGTCTTTTAAACTTGATCCAGAATTGGGCTTAAGTTCTGCTTTCATTTCGGAAAAATAATGCTTTACGAGAAAACGAATTCCGCCAGCAACAATTCCCAAAATAGAAAGTATTACAAGAATTAGTTGGGCCCAGTCGGTAAGTGTCATAACAAACTTATTATATCACTATTTAAGACGCAAATGTAAGTACTTGCAAAAAATAGAAGTGCTGTTAAGTCGTCGCCGAAATAGAGATACCCAAACAATCTTTTGACAAAATATGATTGCAAGCAATCAATAGTGTCACTAGTTGTCTTATAAACTCTTTTAGGCTATAATGGAAGTATGTGGGTAGAACAAATTTTAAATGTTTTAAAACAATCACTACTTGAGAAATTACGTATTCATCATAGTGTCTATCGTCTACCGTGTACGAGTGAGTTCTTGGAAGAATTAATTTCCGATGCGCTAAAAGAAAACGGTATGAATAATGATTGGAAACCAAACAGATCACACTCAGTATCGGTAGATATGACAATAGATGAAGGTCCTTCAATATCGGTCAAGTCTGGCGTATATGATCCAAAGAAAAATCAACTGAAGTTCTCTGGCTCCAGATTAGGTAAGCATAAAACCATAGAAGATATGGTCGGACATGTTGTGGATACTAGTGCAGATGTTTATGTATGTTTAACCAAAGCAGACCAAGATTGGTCTTCTATCCCCGAAAAATTTGAAAACAAAATATATTATCTATTTGTCTTTGACAAACAATCTTTAGATTATAATTCGGCTATATGGTATCAAAAAGGAGATATATGGTGTTTGGATGCTATAGGCTTATCTGCTTATATCTCTCCTAGTATGTCATATCAGTTATGGACCAAAGTAGATGAGTCTTTGATTGGATCCCCCGAAAAACTTGATATACTGTAGTTATGTCAGATGATGTCAAACCTTGGGATTTACTTAATCCAAGAGAGCCAAGAAGTGAAGAAGAGTTAAAAGCCCATAGGCTCTCTATATGTGAGACCTGTGAACACTTTAGACAAGGAACAAGAACTTGTAGGCTATGTGGCTGTTTTATGGATCTTAAGGCTACTCTAGATAGAGCCAAGTGTCCAGATCATAGATGGTGATTTATTTATCTAGATCAATTTCTTCCAGAAAGAATTCTTCTTCTGTCAGATGATCTTTAGATGATTGGCATGTGCATCCATTGCAGCAAGTTTCTGAAAATATTTTTACAGCCAAGTTTTCACTATCCATCATCTTATTAAATGTAGGCATTTCCATAGTTTTATTATACCCTGGATTTTCTGAATATTTTTTCATTTTGAGAAAAATCTGAATTTTTTGTATTTGTGTATGATACATAAAAAACAAAAATAAAATGCAAAAAAATAGTGAGCACACAAGGATCACTTGCATGCCCACCATATTGCTTACTTAGTATCTACTTCCCTAATGTTATAGGTAAAGCCCTTACCTAATTTATTTAGTTCTTCAATTACTGCTAGGATATCTTCAGGCTTGCTTGCCTTTTGATTGACTGCTAGTAGATTGCTACCCTGCCATAGTGTGTAAGTGATAGTCATTTATTTATTCTCTTTCTTGTTAGTTAGTAGGGCTACTGCTTGCAAGGTGCTTGCCTTGCGTTGGGCTTGTATATAAGCCTTGTATTCTTCTAGAGTCATTTAGTTATTGACCTTTCTTTTTTGTAGTGAGGCATATCGCTTAGCGATAACCATAGCCTTATCAAAACCATATTTGTTATTTAGTATTTGGCATTGGCGTATAGTCAATGCATAACTAGGTAGAGGGTTATTGATAGATAGGGCAGATGAACCAAACTCATCTGCTATTTCGTTATATATAGTGTTCATATTGATGAACCTTTCTTTTATGCGATAACCTTGTGTTATCTTTTCCTTGACCTAGGTTATTTGCCCTATTGCTAGGGGCTCACTAGGATTTCTTATTTAATTGTTATAGTAGTAATACTAGCACACATACCCTGAAAAGTCAAGGCGACACGCCGTAGGCGTTGTGTGATTAGCGACACATAACGCAGGTTTCCCACGCTGTTACACGCTCACACTTGGAACACTTGACATATCCAAGCCATTTGTCCATTTCAGGGCTATTGCCCTGTTCGTAAATTCTGTTAGTCATTTTGACCCTTTCTAGTTTAGAGACCTTCTCTAACTTTCTAATACTGGAAGTATAGCATAGCCTATGCCAAAAGTCAAGTCCTAGCACGGCGTGTCGCATGTGATGTCGCTCACACGCCCCGAGCAATGTGGTGTACATCACAAAAATAGTTTCACGACACGCCCATAAATACCCCCAAAATGTCAGTGGTAGGTGTTATACTTCTAGTATAAAGAAAGTTGATAAAGGTTATCAACAAAGAAAGGAAAACAAAATGTTTTCACTAAAGTATAAAATAGAGTTGAATACTAATCCTCTATACCCTCTAGGTAAAGAGTTCTCTACTTGCCTAGGTGTTCTAATGAACACAGAACAAGATGCTAATGAGTATCTTGACCTACTAGCCCTTAGAGGTACTATCCTAGAGGTAGAACTTGTAGAACTAAAAGACTACAAGCCTAGTAAGTATGTCCCTATCGCTACTACTAGAAGTTGGGAGTAATCGTAATGAGTTCCCTTGAAATATTTCGCCTTAATGAACAAGGTGCTGGTTGGGTATCTTTAGAAGATGCTACTACTGCAGAATTGTTAGATTTAGAATTAGCAATAACATTCAATGCTCCAATGCAAATGTTATGTTTCAAATGTCATACACCAATTCCAAAAGGTAATGTGTGTGTTAATCACAAAAATGTAAAAGGAGCAATTTACTTTGAGTAATTTCTATCAAACTTTTTTTGTAAGTGGTAATGCACTGTTTTGGTTTTCAATGATCTGTTTAGGTTATGGTTTTTATTTATTCGTAAAGGAATAAAAAAATCCCGAGCAAAAAGTTATCCACATGATGCACATCACACTATGAATTTACGCTCAAGTTATCCACATGGCGTACATCACAGTGGCATATGTACCTAATGTCCGTTTCGTACCCCTCAAAATGTCAGACCCCCCTGTTATACTTACTAGTATAAAGAAAGTTAAATAAAGGTTATTTAACAAGAAAGGTCAAAAAATGACAAATAGAATTTTTGAACAAGGTAATACTCCTACTATGAACGAATACTTAGGTTATGTAAAATGCTCTAAATGTGAAAGAGTTACAGCATGGGAAACATGCGTAATGTGTAAATAATAAATAAATAAAAACTTAATAAAATAAATTTAACTAACAAAAAAAGAAAGGTTGTCAAAAATGATAACACTAGAAAATAAAAAGTGCGTAGAGCACAATCCAATGAAATCTGCTATCTCAGAATACGCAGATACACAATTCACTTTCTGTCAAGATTGTGAACAAAACATAGAGCGTTGGTATAACGATACTGACCCAGAGCGTCTACCTATGTGGACAGATTGGAAGGTTTCTCAATGAGTACTTTCTTAAGTGTTAAATCAGTTTGTGGAAACGCAACTGCCTCAGTTGATGTCTATGACTTAGACCTTAACTCTCATGGCGTTATCTGTTGTGATAACTGCCGTTCAATTTTAATGTGCCGTAAGGCGTGGGATTTTTTATACAAGAAAGGTAAGTAAATGAAAAAAAATGTTTTAATCAGTTTTGTAACTGAAGCAGATACAGATCTTCAAGCAGTTTTTAATTTAAATAAAGTTTTTGCTAAACTTAGCGAAAACGAATTAGAAAAATTTAATGCGTTTGAAGTTTTACCTGTTGAATAAATAAAAGAGAGGTCGCAGAATAAACTCTGCGATTTTTTCTCGGGCCCCTTGTGGTGTAAATCACATTAAGTTTACGGCGTGTCGTCTTGACTTTTTGACATTTATCTGTTATACTTCTAGGTATAGAAAAAAATTAAATAAGGACAAATTAGGACAATGAGCCTAGCAAATAAATGTGATTAGTATCACAGTGAGCCTAGCGAATAAATGCCCTAAAATGTCAGCCCCCCATGATAGGATAGTCCTATCACTTAAAGAAAGGAAGTCTTAAAATGACTTACACTATAACACTAGAAACCTTTTCAGGTTCTACAAAAAAAATCGCTATGCCTAGCAAGGGTGCGGTTGCTCAATTCATCTCCACTTATCCAAATCAGTTACCTGTTGGCGTATCTGTTAAAGTCGCTTGCGATACTCTTGGAATTAGTGGCACACTTAGAGGAAAGAAGGTTCTCTAATGATAAACTCAGTAATGACTTTTCCTTGTGATGAGTGTAATGGTTCAGGTCTAATCTTTTTTGGAAATGATTTTGACTATGATGTAGAAACTTGCGAATGCGATTTTGGTATTGAGCAAGACAACTTACTAGACAACAACTAAAAGAATAGGAAATAAATAAATGGTAGAAATCAAACACTCACTTCACTTCGTTACTCAGGTAGATGAAACTCATCCAGTAGGTATGCAATTACTTGCACTAGAAAAAGAAATGCAAATTGCTATGCTTGAAGGTATGCTAAAAGACCTACTAGTGCCTGCACTTAAGCCAGCACTTGCTGAAATTAATCAAAACGGAACTTATGCAATTCTAAAGGTGGCATAATAAATGATGACACGTAAAGACTATGTAAGCACTGCAAACATTCTCAAAGAATATGCAAATCTTATTGACCAATTTACTTTTGAAGATTTGGTAAATGATTTTTGCGATATGTTTTTTGCTGATAATGATAAATTCTCTCCAGCAAAATTTGAAAGTGCTTGCTATGAATTGTTAGAGCCTGAATTAAAATAAAATGAAATCCTGAGCATGATCTAAAACTGCTCCCATTTTTTTGGGCCCGAGGCGTTTTCCACAGGCTGTGGATAACTTTACGTACAATGTGATTTTTCTCACAGAACTTGAGCGTCTCACTATTTAAGATTACTCAAAAGTAACTTGAGATTTTTTGTCTAATAGGCTAGACTTACAGAGTAAGAAAAATTAAATAGTTTAGCAATTACGGCGTGTCGTTTAGGAAATGTCAGTCTAGTATGCTAAGATTATTTTATCAACAAAAAAGAAAGAGGTTGGCAAATGTCAGCAAATGTCTATACAATAGAAAACCTACTTGTAGGAAAGTCCTATCGCTCACGCACCTTAACAGGTGAAATTATCTCAGCAGAGATACACCCTAAAGCAGTTTGGTATCAAGGTTGCGAAAGTTATCTAGTAGAAGTGCGCCCTACTAATGGTGGAAAAATTACTTGTCGCACAGTAGCAGTAAAGGTGGAAAACTAATGGGAAATATCTTTGATGAAATTGGCACTTGCTATACTTGCTATGATGAAGGAGTTATCTTTACTAATTTTGATAACGATAATTTCATAAATGATTTTTGCGCTGATTGCGAAAAAGGGCAAGGAATTGCTAATGAGTATGCCGTATGGTATGCTGAAAATGAAATGAACGAATACTCTAAGGAGAACGCATAATGAACGAATACCTATACTCAGTAACTAGCACCAATGATAGTGCCACTAGCCCTAATTGGGTTGGTCGCTATTCTAATGCCCTTGACGCAGTAAATGTCTTTAACAGTTTTATTGACTATGGAGATGCTAAAGAATACAGGGTAGTTAATTTATCTGAACCTTCAGGTAAGTTACACACAAAAACTTTCTACACAACAGGAATGGTTGTGAGTAAGTAATGGCACTATTTGAGTTCACTTGTTTTATTAACGTTGAGGCAGATGACTATGACTCAGCAATAGATATGTTTGATAGTAATGTTAAATATGGCTTACTAAATAAAAATGATATATATGTCGCAGATATAGAGGAGAAAATATAATGGGTTCAGTAACAGCACTAGGTATTCAAGACAGCGTGTTAGATTTAGAAACACAGTTAGCGTATCACTTACAGGGTAATCACTATCCGCCAGTACCACTATCTATGGTTCAGCCTTGTATAGATGCTATTGACGCATACTATGAAGAAGACTATCAGCGATTTATTGCTATGCCAGAAGGCGTATTCTATAAGGGAATGAGCCACGCACCAGCAAGCGCAATAGTTGAACAACACCACTTAGAATTTTGGTTGCCACAGGAAGAATACTATGGTGAAGAAGATGCAGGCTATGAAGAATGGTTAGGACTAGAATAAAATGAGTGTTACAATGATTTCTATGGAGTTGTTAAATGCAGGCAAATTTAAAGTTTCAGAATTAATGGAGGACGATCTCATTTCAATTGATGGTGAGGTCGTTACCATTGTTTCAATTCAAGATGATGCAACAGGTGATAACTATTTTATAAAATACGTAAATGATTTTGGTGAAGAAGAAATTGCAGAATTAAATTGCGATGATGAAGTTTCACTTTTTGTTTTTGCTGAATAAAACGGCCCGAGGGGTTATCCACAACCTTATCCACAGGCTTTACGTAAGTTGACATTTTCCCCCTAATCTGCTAATATTATTATATGAGACAGAAAAAAACCACTGAAGAATTACGTATCCTAATGGAATTACGTAGATCTAATGCTGCCTCCGCAATACCAAACAAAAAGAAATACAATAGAAAGAAATGTCAGTCCCTAATGCTAAAATTAAGTAAAGAAAGCGAGTAGCCACCATGACTAAACTACTAAGAAGCAAAGATAGAAAAGTAACTAATGCCGTATCTCCTAATGGTAAGACTGCAACAATTGCTAACACTTTTGGACTCCCCGCAGGTAAAGCATTCTCATGCCCTGGAGCCACAACAGTATGCGAAAGTGTATGCTATGCAGGAAAGTTAGAAAAACTATTCAAGGGCGTTAAGGCTAACCTATTGCACAATTGGGATTTACTAAAAGACGCTAATCAAGACACCATGGAAGCATTGCTATCAGAAATGATAAATGACTTTAGAAAAGATTGCGAAAAGAAAAATGCACAATTGCTATTCCGTATTCACTGGGATGGCGATTTCTTTAACGATACCTATGCAACTGCATGGAAAACAGTTATCACTAATAATACAGACATTCAATTCTGGGTATACACTAGAGTTAAGTCTGCTGCACTAATACTAAAGGGCATAGATAATTTATCCCTCTATTTTTCTGCAGATAGTGAGAATATCAAAACTGCCGTTGATCTAAAAATTAACAGTGGCGTACGCATGGCATACCTTGCTAAGTCATTCGCAATAGGACAGGCAGACATAAAAGAAATGATTGGCAAGCCTAGTGCTAAGTGTCCTGAGAATAATAGACAGATACCACTTATCTCTACTAAGGGCTCCGCTTGCGTTTCTTGCTCATTGTGTGTATACTCTAAGAGCGACATCATATTTTCATCAAGCAAGAAATGAGAAAAATGCTATCACTAACTATACTAATACTCTGCCTAGCCTTACTACTCTGTATGGGGTCAGGGCATAAGTGATATTTATCACACCCCTGAGCGTCTCAAATAGTGAGAAAACTAGGGAGAAATGTTGTAAATGTCAGTAGGAAATGTTATACTTAATACATCAACCAAACAAAAAGGAGAAACACAATGTCAGTAGCAACAGCAACTTACAAGGTAGGCGACACCTACACATCACAAAAGTCAAAGGTAACAGGAACAATTCAGGAAATTATCCCACAGGCTAATGGAAATGTTCGTGTTAAGTTAGATGTAGAGGGAAAGACTCGCTACACCACTTGGACACCTAAAGCATAACTAAATAAAAAAACACCTGAGTAAGTGCCTAAACTGCTCAACTTAATGTCAGACCAACCCCCTATAATAGAAACTAACCACCAAAGAAAAGAGAAAAACAAATGGCACAAAGAGCAAAAGCAATAAATGTAAAAATCCCAACAGTTCGTGTAATCGCAGGACTAGAGGAAGCACTAACTAAGTTAGAGGCAGACTACGCAACACAGAACGCAAAAGAAGCACAGTATCAAGAACAACACAAGGCTTGGAAAGAGGAAATTGGTAAGTGGGCTATTGCCAACTTCGCAAAGTCTGAAAACCTACGCACTAACTATCGCTCTTGGAATAATCAACTAAATGTTGATTTTGACATCACAGTAAGAGAAGGCGACTTCCCAACAGAACCTGAAAAGGATTTTGAGGTTATCCACTCTAGCACTTATCGTGAGTCAAAGAAAGAAATCCAAAACGCAATTCGTATTCTTAAAATGACAGATGAGGAAACAGTTTCCACATCAACATACAACGCAATCGCTCAGTATCTCTAACAAGCCAGTTAGATAGTAACTCAGACCTGAGCAAGTCTGCTTAAACTGCTCAACCAACCACCACAAAGAAAAGGAAAACAAAATGACTTTACAAGGATACACTTACCAAATTGGTGATTTATTCACAACAAGCACTGCTGGAGTAACTGGACGAATTCATTCTTTTGCTCCAATTAACAACACAGTAACTCGTGTAGGTCTAACACTAGCAAATGGCTCAAAGCGTTTTGCTATGGTTAAAACAACTAAATAAAAAAAATTCCTGAGCAAGAATTAAAAAGGCTCATTTTTGGGGCCGAGGAAATGTGACCAAGATCATAGGTATTAAGTCTCATATTTTAAGATTCCTGGACTTACGATTTGTATTTGTCAGCCCTGACTGCTAGAATTATATTAATATCAGAACAAAAGAAAGAAGGAAGCCCCCAATGGGATTAGACATGTACCTCAGCGCTAAAAAGCACTTAGAAAAAATCAACTGGCAAGCACTACAAAATAATGATGAATTAACTTATTCATCTCCTGAAGCGGTTTATCCTAAGTTTAATGACCTAATGGAAATAACACAACTCTCAGATGTTGCTACAGATATTTATGGAGCAGAAGTATCAGTTACCTGTGCCTATTGGCGCAAGGCTAATCAAATCCATAACTGGTTTGTTACAAATATTCAAGGTGGAAATGATAACTGTGGTGAATACTATGTCTCCTCAGATAAACTAATAGAACTTATTGCTCTATGTAAGCACTCATTAGAAAATAGAGACCCAAGCCTACTACCCCCACAAGGTGGATTTTTCTTTGGCAGTACAGATATTGACCAATGGTATTGGAATGACCTTACTGATACTATTAATCAATTAGAGCGTATTCTTGCCCTGCCTGAGTTTGATAAACTATCATTCTACTATTCATCATCTTGGTAATTGACATTTGTCAGTGCCCTGCGATATACTAAAACTAACCAACAAACAGAAAGAGGCCCCCATGGACCAAGTAACAATGACAGACAATCACTACATGACAAGAGAATTCCTAGAGGCTACACTTGTAGCCAATAAGGAACGTATCACACAACTAGAAGAGCACATTCAAAAAGTAACTCAGCGCTCATATGCAGACTCTGCAGACAAAAACCGTATGGTTGAAGCAATGCAAGAGTGGACGCTTGAAGAATTAGAGAATGGTTCAATCACAGAATCACAAGCAGAAGAAATTGCAGAAATTATTGGCTTTGAACTTTCAAAGGAATTTGAAGTTGAAGTTACTGTAATGTATTCAATTACTGTAAATGCACGTAATGAAGAAGAAGCACAAAATGCAATTCATGATATTGATTTTGATTCTGTTTCTTATAACTCAGATTCAATTCAATACTTATCATCCTCAATTGATAGAGTAGATTTTTAGTAGGGGGCTACTAATAATTCCTGGGCCATGAATTAAAACTGGCCCCCTTTTTATTGCAAAAAATCTCGGGGGGCGTGTGATCAATATCACAGTGTGTTTAAGATCACCTTTAAGAAATGTCCGAAATATCCCTATCTAACTATCCTGATTTGCATATGTCAGTCTGTCCTGCTATACTTAAAATAACAACAACAGAAAGAAGAAAACTCATGGCACATGACCTAGAAAATCAAAATGGAAAAACCTCGTTCGCCTCATTTCGTGAACCTGCATGGCATGGATTGGGTACTGTATTCACAGAAGAAAAAACCACACAGGAAATGTTAGACCTTGCTAACCTTTCTAAATGGAATGTTCGTCTTGAAGATATGGAAATCCCATCTAACTTAACAAGCGACAAATCATACCAATATGTTTTGCGTACTAATCCAACAGATAATTCTCAAACAGATGTTTTGGGAATTGTAGGTGAGCGATATGTTCCTCTCCAAAATGAAGATTTATTTTCATTTGGTGATAATATCCTAGACGGCGGGGGTCGCTGGGAAACCGCTGGCTCAATCAAGGGTGGGCGTGTAGTATTTGGCTCACTAGCACTAGAGCGTGAAACAGTTCTAGACCCAACAGGTGTTGCAGATAAGGTAAAGACTTATTTGCTCATCAACACATCACACGATGGCTCAATCGCTATTCAAGCAAGTATAACACCTGTTCGTGTTGTGTGTGCTAATACTCTCAATCTTGCACTAAACCGCAAGAAAAAGAAAAATGGTGTTAAGCAATCTTTCAAGATTCGCCACACTCAAACCGCAGAAGGCAAAATCCAAATTGCTCGTGAAACTCTTGGGCTTGCTAATGCTTACATGGACGAATTTGACATCATGGCTAAGGCTATGATTGAGAAGGAAGTCAATGCTAAGCAATTTAACGACATCGTTCTTGCTGCTTATGCAAAGCCTGAAAAAGATTCTAAGGGTGCTGTCAAGAAGTGGGAAAATAAAATTGACATCATCAACGATATTTATACAGGCGAATTTAACGGCATGATTGCTGGTAATGCGTGGGGTGCGTTTAACGCTCTTACTGAACGCCTTGACTGGTATCGTTCTGCTCGTGGTGGTTCTAATGAATCTATCCTTGCAAGTGCAAGTGGATTTGACCCTGCAATTAACGCAGAGAAAAATCGCTTGTTAGATGTTGTGCGAAATGTAATGCAACTCGCATAAATAAAAATTCCTGAGCAAGAATTAAAACTGCTCGCAAGGTTCCATAGATCAATTGGTTAGATCGCTACCCTGTCACGGTAGAGGCTACGGGTTCAAGTCCCGTTGGAATCGCAAGCGCAAATGGGGCCCCGAGGTGATATTTCTCGGGGGGTGTGATTAAGATCACATGATATTTTTCCCCAAACCTTATTACGTAGATTGACTTTTTTCCCCTGAAATGCTAAAATTAATCTATGACCCAACAAGTTGCAATATATGAAATGAACTACTCCTGCTCTCCTGGTGGCGTTGACTGCTGGGAAGCAACTATTCAAGGATATGGGGAGAGCACTACTGCCTCTGACTTTAAGACTGCTGGACAGGCTCTTAATTGGGTACTTGACAGATACCCTGACGAAATGTTAGAATTAGTAGTAACATCACTACCTGCCTATGAAAAGGAATATGCATGAACACCATAGACGACCTAATAAACGAGATATATGAAAGCAATTACTCTCACTTAGAGTTTGAGGAAAATATGGGTGGAGAGGCTTGCGACTGCTATATCCACACTACACTAAACACTATTGCCCACTATGCAGGAATTGAGGTAGGATAATGCTAGGCTATACTAAAGAAGATTTAGATAATATGTCTATGGCTATTCATTCTGCTTTAACTACCGTTGATTTTAACAACGACCCTTGGCTACATGATAATCTATTTAAAGCAACAGAGTTCTTAGATGGCCTATGGGCAGAAGGGTACTTTGACTAATGTGGAGTAAATATACATTTGTTTGTGACCCTGATGAGTGTGATGCTCTTCTTGAGTTTACCGCCAGGGATGAGTATGGATTCCCTAATGGATCTGTAGAGATGACCTGCCCATGTGGTAGGAAGATGGCTTATATTAGTTATGATGATGCTTGGGAGCCTATCTTTCCTGTGAGCAACGTCACACCTGCAGGACTTGTAAAAATTAACACCAACCCTTATAATTAATATATGGACATAAACACATTAAGAGAGTATATAAATATTCACAGAATATCCATGGAGCAAGACTTGGATAATATTGACGGAGCAGACTACATGCTTCCGTACCTTGAAGGAGCCATTGCTGTATCTAACCACTACTTGGAGGTAGCAGGTGAATAATATAGAACTTGACCCATACCTACGCAAGCAAGTAGAATTAGGTATGGACGGAGCAGACATAATTCATGGTCATCTAAAGACTATGATGTATGAGATTGAAAAGCAATTGTCTGAGTATACAAACCAAGACGATGAAGAGTATGACCAAACAGTTAATCGTTTACACCTTGAAGGATACCTTGACGGTTTGTCAGATATATATAGTTTGACATATGCTATCGCTTTTGCCAAGGGAGAGTTAAATGAATAAGTTTATTGAAATGGACTATGATGTATGGGTTGAGACTTATAAGCCTATCCTTAATCATATAGATACAAATGCTTCCTTTGACGGTATGATGTTTGAGACCTATGATGAAGAATATGAATTTGTCAAGGCTACTGATGAAAACCGTATCTGGATGTATGGAGACGGAGACGACGGTGGGTCTTATATCTGGTCTGGCTGGGGATTTGTAAATAGGATTGGTTATTTTATTACTGAGGTACCTTTCCCTGAAGACACGACTATTCAAATCAGAGTTAGTTTTAATTGGTTCTACTGTGAAAATTGTCAGGCAGAGTTTGAGGACCCTGATAATACTATTAGAGATGCCTTTGATGAGGCAGACTTGCTAAAATGCCCTGAGTGTGCTACCATTGAAGAAATGACCTTAGTAGGATTGGAGAAGTAAATGCCACTATATACAGTAATTGCCAAACGAGAGGTTTGGGCTGAGATAGAAGTAGAAGCCAAAGATGAGTTTGAGGCTGAGCAAAAGGTTCAGTTTTGGGAAGGCATTGACGGCAACGAAGAAGAATATTACTATGATTGGTTCCCTTGGGAGTTTGAGTCAATTGACGAGCAGGTAGAAGAGGAGACAAAATAATGGGAGCACGTATTAACTTTGTATTCAAGGATGTTGAGGACGAGGCACACGTAGTACTATACAGCCATTGGGGTGAGACTGAATGGCAGCGGGACCTAGCAATGGCCCTGCAGCATTCTAAGCCTAGGTGGTCAGACTATGCATACTTTACACGTATGATGATTAGTTATCTTATGCAAGACTCCGTGCTAGAGGAAACAGGGTTTGGTATTTATGCTATCACTGGTACCAACTTTGATTTAGGTGAGACTACCGTCGTTATTGACATTGCTAAAGAAACTATTAATCATGTGGGCTCCACAGTGACAGTTGACTGGGATAAATTTATCACAGCATATGCACCAGCGCTAGTTTAGATTTACAATGAGCAGCATGGATCCTAGGGTCAGGACCATGCACTGGGGGAGGCAGAACTGTGGTGGGTTTGCCTCCTCCAACACTTTTTGGTATAATGGAAATGAGGGGGGACTATGAGAAGAATACAATCAAGCGTATCTACATCAGAGGAACGAACGGCTAAGAAAATTACACAATCAATACAAGACTTGACATTAGATTTAGAACGAGTTGGATACTATATTGCAACCGCAATGCCTTATTTACATTTTCGTAGATTTATAGAAGTTGCTGAGTCAGCCTCTCACGAAGCAAATATTAAAGCAGACATTGAATATGCGAGAAAGGTGCACAATGGATTTTAAAACAAAATGTCAAATCTTAAATCAGGTTTGGTCAGATTATAAATTTGAAGTTGACTTTAAAGATTTTATAGAGTACAATGATTTAGGTTTGCCACTTGCTGCTTTAATTGATGAGGAGATTGTTTCATCATCACCAAGAGCAGAGGTCTATGTTGAGGAAACATATCTTTTATTGCTTCATGCTTTGGGCATTGAGGACAAAGACTATGATTCATTAGAGGCAATGTTCTTTGAGGCAGGCAAGACAGAGTAAAATCTGTTTTTGCCCCCGAGAAACCTTTCCAAACCTTATTACGATCCGAACATTTTATCTCCCAGACATTACGAACGATCTTTTTAAAATCCTGGAACTATTTTCCAAACCTCCTAGCATATAAAACCTTCTTTGTCAAACCATCCTATACGATGATATAATTTCTATATGCCAAGAAGATATTTTTCAAACATTCCAAATGAAAAACGATATGAGTCTGCCCATAGAGAAGAATATACCGATGTAAGGTTTGAACGTATTGTATATAGGGGTATTACGAACCTCTTATCTATCCCCCGCCGTTTTGCCAGGGGGATTACGAAGGCCCTCAAAAAATCGTGGGACCTATAATAAACATACCAAATTCCCCTAGTATAACTACCAATAGAAAAACAATCTTTTTCTTGGAAATATAAAACATATCAAACCTTTTTAATTCTTTTTGGGGCAAATTTGTTTATTTTTTAAGGATTTGACAAACAAGGTTTTGTATGATATATGCCCCATATAAGGTGTTTGACAAACAATTGGATATGTGGTATAAGGGGGATATAAGGTTTGAAAGGTTTGGAGATAGGTGGTTTGGCAAAAGCCCATTACGATCCGCCATCTATAAAAGTGTTCTATTCTCCACTATCCTCCACAACACTCCACTTCTAGGACAAATATTAAAAATATCAGTAAGATTTAATTGTGGATAAACCTGTGGATAACTTACATTTTTGTGGGTATTGACATATGGATAACCAATTGATATACTTAGATTATGAACATATACAAAGTATCCTTATTAGATTATGCCAGAGCATTTGATCTAGAATTATTTGCCTCAACTGAAGAAGAAGCCAAAGCGATGGCACTAAGAGAAGAACCCCATATGAACATTACTAAGATTGTTTGTCTTACAGATTAAAAACGGTACTGTTTGTGCTATTTGGGCATATGGGCTATAGGGCTTATGTGTTATATCTTATACTAGGGATTATGGTCATTCTTGACATCCCCCGCAAAATTTGATATGCTTGATCTATGAGTATAGACGACATGACATTAAGAGAAGAGATAGCAAGGGCTATAGAGGCTATCCCTATTGAACCTGGATTAACAAATGCTTTGGGTATGCGTATAGAGGCAGCAAAGGTTGCAAGAGGATTGGATAATTATATGACTCAGTGGTTTGAAAGACAACTGGACTTTGAATGATTAACCTTGAAATCCCTGATCCCTTTACTGCCTTTCGCATAGAAAAATATAATCGCACAAAAGGATTACGATATGACTTCTTTAGTGGCGAATGGGATATGGAATGTGGTGCTTGTGGAGAACCTCTCAATGCTCCCAATAGAAAGACTATGACCAAGATACGTTTGTATCATACTAGGAATGAGTGTTTAAATGGTTACTAAGAATGAATGTGCACAATGTGAAATGTCTCATAAAGATCCTATCTTTTGGGATACTCACCAAACCATGAGCGATGGTATTATCTGGTGTCCTAATGGTAAAAGTAGGTCTGTTGATGAGATGACTACCGCCATTGTTTCAAGATATAAGGCTGAAGTAAAGGCTAAGTATGGCAATAAGAAAAGACACCGCCAATGAAAGAATGTGCTCACACTTGGTATATGAGAGAACTTGGGATACAATGTACTAAGTGTTTAATTATATGGGAGAGTGATGAAAGAACCACGGATAATGCAAATGGATTGGAAAGCCCTAGGATATGAAAGGATATATGTAGATGGCAAACTCAGATGGGTTCCTCAGCAAGTCAAAGACGATTCAGAAGACTAGAATACTACCATTACGATGGATAGGAAATATCTGTGGAGCATATGCAGGTAATCATTTAGTTAAGTGTTTTGATTATGATGAAGAGGGCAAGTTAGGCTTTGCTTATAAGTACCACGAAAAAATGTGGACATACCTTAATAAACCTTATGAATGGTGGGGCACTTATTATGAACTTGATCTTAAAGGGCTTAAAGATGATTTAAAAGGATCTGGGTGGGATGATTATGATGAAGATGGTAAGGCATACTGGGAAGATTAACCGCTAGTGAGTCGTTAGACTCATAGTTTGGTATGCAACCCTCTTTTCGCCGAACTTTACAAACTAAAGAATTTGTAGTATACTGATTAGATGAATGAAGCAGATTTTGACAGAGAGTTTAATATGCCAGAAAAAACTATTAACGATATTAAACGAGAGATAGAAGAAACCAAAGGCCCAAGCGAATGATGTGGTCTTGGGTTTTAGCAGTCATTGGCGTTACAGGTATTTTTTTTGTTGGTCGCAAAACTATTTGGGGATGGTTTGTTTTGCTATTTAATGAATGCCTGTGGATTGCCTATGCATTAGTAACAGATCAATATGGATTTATATTCTCTGCTCTTGCATATGCAGCAGTATATATTAAGTCATACCTACATTGGAAGCGAGAAGAATAAAATGTCTGAAGTAACACAAAAAGAATTAGAAACATGGCTTGATGAACTAGATGATGATCGTAAGGCTGTCATTGCTAATATAGTTATTCTTACAGTTAAAGAAATTAGAGAGCAGATTGCTATGGATATCATGGCTACTATACCGCTTTGGGAACGCAATGGCTGGCTTAAGAGTCGCAGAACTAGAAAAGCCTTTGAAGCAGGTGCTGCTATTGCTAGAGGTCAAAACGAAACAGTGATATAATCATCTTATGTCACAACACTCATTAATTACTTTAAGCAACACTACCGCTACTCGTTTGACTCCAAACGGTGGACATTCAGGCATGGATATTACACTTCAAAATGTTAATGACACAGGCTATATCTACATTGGTGCAGAAGGAGTTGCTATTGCCAATTATGGTTATAGAATTGCTCCTAATACTGCCATATCTTTTGAACTACCTGGTCAAGATGCACTTTATGCAATTGGATCAACAGGCGGATTAAAAATTGCTGTAATGCAAACTGATCTGGAACGAAGTGCATAATGGCACGTTTTACTAGCGTTGGTGCAACAGGACAATCATTTACATTAAAAGGAAACTATGCAACATTAGCATTATTTAATGCAGGAGCAGGTGCATCAGCAGGAACTTCAGGAGATGCATGGATTATAGAGTCAGATGGATCTCTTATGGTTTATTCAACTGCAGAAGGTTGGATTGACGCAGGAGATATTATTGGTCCACAAGGACCTAAAGGAGATACTGGAAATACTGGAGCAAGTGGGACTTCAGGACTAGAAACCTGGACTAGATATTCTCCAACTTTTGCTGCAACAGGATTATCATTTACTGGAACTGGTGCTACATATCCAACATATAATTCTTATTATGTTAAAGCAGGAAAGTTAGTAAGTTTTGTTATTCAGGTTGATTGCAATACTGTTACTAATTTTGGTACAGGACAATACAAACTACAACTACCATTTACTCCAGCATTTGGGTATAATCATTTTAGTGGATGGGTTTGGGCTGATCCAAATATAAGTCCTGATACTGGAACTGGTCATACAATTCTTAATGTTGATCATGCAGGAATTACGGATGTTCTAGATTTGCATTACCTAAAACAATCTGGTGGTGCCAATTCTCCAATCAGAGAAGGATTATTTCTTCAAGATACTCCAGTAACATTAACAACTATTAGCAAAATATATGTTAATGGTACTTATATATCTCAGTAACAATTGACTTCTACACCTTTGTTTGCTATACTTGATATATGAACCTAAACAGAACACCTTACATTGGCTTTGGAATTCTTTATGCACCAAAGACTCTAATCAATAATGGTCATATCATTATCAACTTTTTAATCTGGGAATTAAACATTACCTGGGGTCCTCTTGGCGAGTAATAGAACAGTTACTTGTCCACAATGTGACAAAGAGATTGAAGTACGATCTGGCTTTGCACACTTTACTTTAAATAATCACATAGCAAAAGAACACAAGGTATAATTATTTTATGAATCATGATCAACTGCAACTTGCTAGGGTAAATAAAGAGCCTATCTTTTTTGAAAATGCTTACCAAGATGTGGTTTCATGGCAGTTAGTATTAAAACATTTAGCAATTGCTGTACAAGAACCTAATCAGGCAGTACGTGATAATATACATAGAACAATTGGTCAAGCACATTTTTGGCATCAGCAAACAATGACCATAGATAATGCAGAATTAGTTTATCCAAAACTTAATGAAATAATTCAAGAACTATCTAATATGCTGCAAACAACATTTAAGGCAGCATTTTGTGTTACTGCATTGGGAACTCGTGAACCAACTATTGGCAAGCATGAGGATCAGTATGATGTATTTTATCTACAAGGTCCTGGATCAGTTGATTGGCATATAATGGTTGGTCATGAGACTAGAGTTTATACTTTAAATACTGGAGATATGATTTTTGTTCCCGCTGGATTAACGCATGAAATATATCCTAGAGAACCTAGGGCTGCTATTTCTATGATGTTTAATGTTTAATTGACATTCACAATACTTTGTAGTAAACTTATAATATAAGCAACAGTAGCCAAGTTGGTCAAGGCCCTGAACTCATAATTCAGTTATCGTAGGTTCAAGTCCTACCTGTTGTACTGGTCTGTAACTCAGTTGGTAGAGTGCCGAACTGTTAATTCGGATGTCGCAGGATCGTAGCCTGCCAGACCAGCCAAGCGAAAGTAACTCAATTGGTAGAGTTTCTGCCTTCCAAGCAGAATGTTGCGAGTTCAAGTCTCGTCTTTCGCTCCAAGCCTCTGTAGTTCAGTGGATAGAACAAAGGACTTCTAAGCCCTGTGTCGCAGGGTCAATTCCTGCCAGGGGCACGTTAACATGCTATACTTTTAACATGGCAACAATAACTTTTCTTGGAAACTTTCAAGTATCATATAGTAGTGAAAATCATCATGCTAAAAGCCTAGAATCTTTAGGACACAAAGTAATTAAACTACAAGAAGCACAGGAAAGCACAGACACAATCCTTAGATTTGCAAAAGATAGCGATCTATTTGTTTGGGTACATACACATGGCTGGCAAACAACAGGCAATTTAAGCATGGATAGTGTTCTTGAGCAACTTAAAGAACTAAATATACCAACAATGACTTACCATCTTGACCTATGGTTTGGTCTAGATCGTCAAACAGATTTAGAAAAAGATAACTTTTATAAAACAATTGGTCATTTCTTTACAGTAGATAAATTAATGTCTGATTGGTTTAATGAAAATACAGAGGTGAAAGGACATTTCTTGCCAGCAGGGGTATTTGGTAAAGAGTGTTACTTACATGATCATTACGATGGAGAATCATTTGACTATGATGTAATCTTTGTTGGTAGCAAGCGTTATCATCATGAATACCCATACCGTCCACAATTAATAGATTTTTTAAGAGCAACCTATGGTAGAAGGTTTCTTCATGTAGGTGGAGATGGTGACACTGGAACAGTGCGTGGTAATGATCTAAATAGAATTTATGCACGTAGCAAGATTGCTATTGGAGATAGCCTTAACATAGGATTTAATTATCCATATTATACAAGTGATAGATTGTTTGAGTCTACTGGTCGTGGTGGTTTTACTATTTACCCTGACATTGAGGGGCTTCATGATTTGTTTACTGATGAAGAAGTTGTGTTCTACAAGCATGGGGATCTTACAGATCTAAAAAATAAAATTGACTATTATTTACAACATGATGAAGAGAGAGAGTCTATTCGTCTTGCTGGACATGATAGAACAATAGATGAGCATACATACGTACACAGATGGGCAACGATATTAAAGGAGTTAAAGATATGACTGAAATGATTAAGTCTCTTATCAATGGAGAATTTGAAATAGTATTGCCAGAACATCGTGCAGCAAGGCCTGATTGGTATCAAGAGCATGGATGGGAAAAGCCTAGGCTTAAGTCCATGCATGAAGGACTTGGCACAGGAGATGTTGTATATTATGTTGGAGCAGAAGAGGGAGAGTTCCCTGCTTTGTGCCAAATGTGGGGTACTGAAGTAGTTTTATTTGAACCTAATCCCAAAGTTTGGTCTCACTTTCCTTTGCTTTGGGAAGCAAACAATTTAGAAATGCCATTAGCGTGTATTCCTGGATTTGCTTCTGATAAGATTAATGATCTTGCTCGTATTTACTATAACGAATTCCCACCAGAGGCTAATCAAACAATTGAGGCTGCTCATGGATTTAAAGAACTATACCTTGAAGGTGCTAACTATGGTCAGATTACTATAGATTCTTGTGTTTATGATCATGGTATTAAACCACCTACCGCAATTTCATTAGACGTAGAGGGTAGTGAGTGGCGTGTATTGGGTGGTGCAGAAAAAGTAATGAGAGAATTTAAACCAAAGATCTGGCTATCTGGTCATCCAGAATTTATGATACAGCAATGGAATGAATATCTATATGATCTTAGACAGTGGATTAAGGGTATTGGATATAAAGAAACTTACTTAGATTATCAGCATGAGGTTCATTTCCTTTATGAGCCAATTTAAACTATATCTTTATTCTGCCGAAGGTAAAGACTCTGCTGCAAATAAATGGGATTATGGTTTATTAAAAGAGTTTTGTGAAAAAAAGAATATTGAACAAGTCAATGTAACATCATTAGAATACTCTGATAAAGCCTTTGTAGCAATACCTGGACCATCCAATGCAGGACTGGAAGAAAAGATATCTCGTGAACTAAATAACATAAAAAAAGTAGTTCTTTTTATTCTTGGAGATGAAGCAGCATTATTTGATGCAGATAAGATTGTTCATCCTAACATATCAATATGGATTCAATATCCACACGACAAACATCAAAGATATAATAAATTTCCTCAAGGTGTTCCACAACATTTTAAACAATATGTATCAAATTATAAAACAAAAGATATTGATCTTTATTTTAGTGGTCAAGTAAATCACAACAGAAGAAGGCAATTATCAAAAGTATTACCAAGTATACCTAATGCAACATATAAATTTACTGAAGGATTTACACAAGGAGATACTCCAGACATTTATTATAATAATATGTCTAGGTCTAAGTTTGTCCCCTGCCCTTCTGGGATTGTGGTTCTTGATTCTTTTAGATTCTATGAGGCTTTAGAGTTATTGTGCTATCCAATAGTTGATAGTACAACACCAAAAGAAGAAAAGTCAAACTACTTTGGACCATTATTTAATCAAACAATGCCGATAGTTGCTGTAGATTATTGGGAAGATTTGCCAAATTTAATGGTAAACTTATATAGCAACTATCCAGATAATATGCATCAAGCAGTTTCTTGGTGGATTAAGTTTAAAAGAGATTTGTTTAATAAAATAATGGAGGATATAAATGAATAAAGATGATGTAACAATTGTTGTAGTAACCTCCGTAATTCCAAGTCATCCTAGCACACACATTGTTGATGAAACTATTAAATCTATTAGACATCATTTCCCCACTAATGAAATCATTATTCAAATTGATGGACTTAGAGATGAAAGAATTAATAGAAAAGATGATTACGATGAATATAAAAATAGAATATTGTGGAAGGCATTGCACGAAGATACCAATATTATTCCTATAATTTTTGATCGTTTTTCTCATCAAACAACAATGATGTCTAAGACAATAAACATGATTAAGACACCTCTTATGCTATATGTTGAGGGGGATGCACCACTTGTAACAGATGAGCCAATTGATTGGGATAAGTGTATTAATTTTATTGAAACTGGACAAGGAAAAACAATTAGGTTTCATTTTGAGTCATCAATTCCTGATCCACATAAACACTTAATGTTTAAGTTAAATGGAGATTTTTTGGAAACGGCACAATGGAGTCAGCGTCCACACCTTACAACTGTTGACTACTATAGAGATATTGTTTTACCTTTAATGCCAGATAAAGAATTTATTGAGGATACTTTTCATGGATTAGTTCAGGATCACATTCTTCCATATGATAAATATTCTAAGATGGGTTGGGAAGAACATAAATTACACATATACCATCCAGAGGGAAACATAAAAAGATCACTCCATTTAGATGGAAGAGCAGGGACAAAGAAATTTACAACTGATGATGAAACATGGGGTTACACAGAATGAGACTAGGAATCATAGCACGATCAGATAATAGTGGATTGGGTAATCAAACAAGAGAACTTGTACATATGCTTAATCCAGAAAAGGTAATGCTAATTGATTTCTCAGAATTTAAAAAGAAAAAACAGCATCCAGAATGGTATAAAGGATATAAAATACAAGATCAGTATGGATATCCAGATATAAACTCATGTAAAAGATTTCTTGAGGGTTTAGATGTTGTTTTAACATGTGAGACTTTTTATCATAAAGATTTTGTTGCACTTGCTGGAAGATATGGTGTTAAAACTGTTCAACAATATAACTATGAATTTTTTGAAAATATGCTATACCCTTATAACCCCGTTGCACAACATCTTTTGTCTCCAAGTCTTTGGGGATTTGATGAAGTTGCTAGGGTGTTTGGACATCAAACTAAACTAACTCATCTTCCTCCACCAACAAATCCAAATAACTTTAAAAATGCTAGAAAAAATAATCTATCTAAAAAGCATAAAAGATTTTTGCATATTTTGGGTACAGCAGCAACTAAAGATAGAAATGGTACTCAAAGTGTAATAGAAATGTTAAAATATTCTAAGGCTGACTATGAGTTGGTAATAAGAACCCAAGAACCATTAGATATAGCCATACAAGATCCACGCATTACAATTGATTACAGGGACTTAGAGAAGCAAGAAGACCTATATGATGGGTTTGACGCTTTGATCCTTCCTAGACGCTATGGAGGCCTTTGTTTGCCTATGAATGAGGCTCTTATGAGTGCCCTTCCTGTATTTATGACTGACATTTCTCCTAACAATGCAGTGCTTCCAGAAGAATGGGTTGTGCCTGCTAAAAAAATAGGTGAGTTTAATGCCAGAGTTGTTGTTGATGTTTATGATGCTGATATTATTAAGTTGGCTGAATTAGTTGATAATTATGCTAATAGTGATGACCAAAAATCAATTAAAGAAGAAGCATTTAGATTAGGATTGTTTCACTTTGATCCTAAAAATCTTAAAGAGCATTACGACAATATCATACACAAATAAGAAAAGCCAGCCCGTTATGGACTGGCTATCTTATAAGTAATTAAATTACTTCTTTGCTGCTGTCTTCTTTGCAGGAGCCTTTTTTGCTGGAGCACTCTTTACTGCTGCTTCAACTACTGATGCTTCTGGTAAACGACCAAATGCTGTATCGTTTGGATTAATTGCACGAAGTGCTACTGGAGCAAGTGCTGCAATTAGTGAGTATGCAAGTGTCTTAAGATCTGTTACACCTGACATGTATAGTGCAAGACCTGCGCCAAGAACTGATCGTCCGTATGATGCTAGTAGTGCGTTTAGTTGTGTCTTATTCATTATTCCTCCTAGGATATAACTCGTGTTAGTATTGTGAAGCCAATCCATAAACCAATAATTCCTGCGACTCCCGCAAAAACTGGTGGTGCTGGCACTGGCAATTTGAATGCAGCAAATACAATGCCACATCCAAAACCTGTTAGTGTTGATAGAATAATATCTTTCATGTTGTATATCTCTCCGATTGTAGTTGTTTAAAATGTGTCTCACATATATCAATTATGTTAGTATCTGTTGACCAAAGTTTTAATGCTTCTTCATCACATTTATCAATAAGACAAACTAATTTAGCAGAATAAATTATGTCGTTTCGGTTTTTAAGTTTTAACATCATTTTCCTTTGGCAATATTAAAATTAATTCTTTATAAGCAGAAGATATAGTCTTCATTGCTTCATAGTCTGGCCTTTGATTAGAAATAACATCTCCATAAGTATCAAAATATTGTACTAATGGATCAACTTGATTTTTAAAATTTGTTAATGCTTCTTGAACTTCTTCAATATATGTATAGGCCCATTCACGAGAATCAGAAACAAACTTTAAAAAATCTTCTTTCACTGGATCTGAGTTAGCATCCATTTTTGCAGTCTGCAATGCATAAAGTTTAACCAGTTTATTTTTTTGATAGTTTAATCTCAACCCTATTACAAAAAACAACAATGCTAAAACTATAGCAATAATAAGTCCTGCTAACATTTTTATCCTATCTCTCTATATATATTGTACATGAAGATCACTTACTTGTCAACCTTTTGTATACCTCTTGAAAATCATAACCTATAAAAGTTTCATAATCTTTAATAGTTCTAATTGATCCTACTCCCATTATTCCTTTTTCAATACCGCATAAAACTTTTCTTTGTTTTTCTTTTGATATTTCTTGAAGTTGATTCCAATTTTGTTCTCTAACTACGTCATCAGACCATACTTTGGGATATCCATTGCGTTTGTAAAAATGATAAACAATTGGTATTGATGGAGAATATATATCCCAACCCCTAGTCCATGCTCTAATAGCAAAACAAATTTCTTCTCCCATAAAACTTATCTCTTCATCATATGGAATTTCATTAACAAGATTTCCAGTAGAAAAAATATATCCACCAAGCACTGTGCTGGATAGTTCTGGTCTTTCAGAGTTTGGATTATCCATAGGAACTCTAACTGCAGACCACTGATCATCAACTCTAAGCCTTGCTATTTGTTTTGTTGGTTCAACTGGATGTTCTTCTGTTGATACAGTGTGTATAAATACTTTATCATTATCCAAACTGTAAGGTCCAGGGTAACAAGAAAGAATAACTTTTTTATGACCTGCAATTTGTTGTGCAGTTTTTAATTGCTCTATAGATTTTGTATCCCAATCTTTTGAAAACTGAGTATGAGAATCAATTTGTAAAAAATAATCTTCTCCATTGTATAAAGACATTGCTTTGCTTCTAGCATAACCAACACCTTTTGCATTTCTTGGGTGCATTTTAATTACAGAATAATCTGGCAAAAAAGAATAATCAACTTCATTTCTTGCAGTATCTTGATTAACAATTCCAAAGAATAAGTTTGAAGGATTGCTTGCATTTTCAACAGCACTTTTTAGTGTAAGTTGAAGATGTGGATCACGATAACTAGCAATAGAAATAAATATTGACATTACTTTAATGGTTTTCTAACTACTTGAACAACTGCACCTGCTTCTTCAAGAGCCTTTTGAACTTTAATAATATATTCAAAGGCTTCTATTTTTTGATCATGACTTAAATAAAGAAATGCTTTTTCATCAATACGAACTGTAATAAAATAAGTATTGTCAATTAACTCTACGCCAAAACCTTTAGGTGCTGCTATATTGTGAAAAGCCCTACGCATTTCATCTGTATATCCAAGTGCCATTACTCTCCAATATATTCCATAAGATTAGTGCAAGGACAATACACATCAATATCTGGATCAAAGAAAAAGGTCATTTCAAACGTCATTAATGAATTGCACTCAGTACATTTAAAAATGTATTTACCACCTACTGGTCCATTGTCAATGATTTCCATGTGTTTCCCCAATCTTGTTTAGATTTATGTTTATTAAACTCTCTAGATATTTTACCATTTTCTATAAAGATTCCTCCCCAAACTCCCCACTCTTTGTTGGAAATTCCTACAGCAAAACATGTTTTTATTACTGGGCATTGCTTGCATATGTTATCTATTGCTGGCCTTAAAGATTCTTCATCTTCATACTTTTCAAAAAATAGATTAGTATCCATATCTAAACATCGTGCATCGTCTTTCCATAAATGCTGTTTCATGGCTACCTCACATACTTGTTAGGAATTGCCCACCCTTCTTCTGCATAAGAATAAACCTTTTTGGTGTTCCACTTGTTATTAACAAATGCCCCGTCAGTTTTAAACATTGCAGAATTTGATGGAATAAGTTCTACTACATTCCATCCATCCCATGAAAGGTTGCTATTATTAGCAACAATTTTTTCCATTGTTTCAAGATCTTTGATCATTATTTTTCTTTTCTCTAGTATCGGAAAATGCCAACTTCAACAGAATTTAGTTCTGCAGAAGCAACAAGTTTTGAAAGTGGTTCCTTTGGCTTGCTTAAAAACGCAAGATAATTAATTGAAGTAATATTTTCTTCTAACCAATATTGTGGAACCTTAAAGTATTTAATTTTTTTACCACGAGCCTTCAAGCCACGTTCTGAAAGATTAGAAAATTCTGACACCATAGAATTTACTCTAGCGGGTCCAGCAGAATAAAGATAAATTTCTTTATCTTCTTCATGCATTCCAGACATAGCAACTCCCATTGCTCTTAAGAAAACATTGTAGTCATCAAAGGCATTAGTACCCTGAATTGCCACTATCATTTATTGCTCCCCTGTTCAAATTATCTAATATTAATAAAAGTTTATTAATCTCTTTTTTTGACAAAGAACTTGCATCAATCTCTTTTGCTTGAGTTGGATCAAATTCTCCGTTATTGTCATACTCTGCACAATAAAATTTATTATCTTTAACCCAATAAGCATTGCCATCAGGAGCAGTAATAACTCTAATTGTTTTATTCTTTATGTAATTTTTATATTGAGTAGGTTTTCTAGATAAAAGTTCTGAGTTCTTTGGCAAAATTAATTTTGCTACTTGATGCACAGTGCTTTGCCTATGAACATACTTGTTGAGGACAGACTTTTTGTTTATCCTTGATTTAAGTATAGCAATTAGGTTGATCAATGTCAAGCCCAAAAGAAGCCATTTTAGCATCTTATCTCCTAATTGTTAGGCTGAGTAAAAATTTCTATACCGTTTGATCTTACAATGGGATTGACTTCTTTGCCAAAATTAGCAAATATCATTTTATCTGCTTCACGATTTACAATTGATCTTGACCAAGCAAATCCTGCATCTCCACCCCATGCAAGCCACATTATGTATCCATTAGAAGGATTAGCATTGTTTCCCCAATCCTTACCCTTCTTGTCTACTTCATGACGAGAGAAGTATGAGTACATTCTCTTAACAGTACTAAGAGAAATTGTTTCTCCTCTTGCCAACTGCCCTGCACGAGTCCAACCAACTGCAGTTCCTGCTCCGTTAGCCTTACCATCTTCTTTAAACTTAATTGCTCTGCGAGCAGCAGATCTTGCTCCTGCTGGTGGAACATATCCATCTGCCTTTGAAATAGAATCTGTTTCATATACAACATCATCTGAATCTTCCCATAAGTCTAATGATTTTGCAGCAGGAACACAGTTAGGAACTGGCTTACCATTTGCTCCTGGCTTCATACCACGTTGCACATATCCATCCCAACAAGGTGCTTGCTTTTCAACTGATCCAGGGCAACATTCACCCTTTTGTGCCATCTCTGATTTACAATCTGGGCATTGATCACAACTCACATTAAGTTTTTTGCAGGTCTCACAACCACAGTTGTCATAAGCCTTGCCAAATTTATCTGTACCACATTGAATACAGTCTCCACAGTCACAGTTACCTTGACAATCTGGACAATCACATGTTGCAGGCATATCAGCCTTTTTTGCAGAGCATACTGGACAATCTGGACAATCAACATTCATTTCTTTGCATGTAGCACAGCCACATCCATTGTATGCTTTATCCATTCCTACATTTGATTCTAATGATGGCATAACCATAACCTCCGATGCTTTGGCTCCAACAAAATATTCAGTCTCTTCAAGACCGCCTTCTTCTATTTCAAATAATTGTATTAAAACTGCAGGTTCTTCTGCAGTTGCTTCAATTGCATACTCTGATCCAGGAACTCCAAGCATTCCTTCTCTCATAACATGTACAATACGACCTACATAAACTTCTTCTTCGTGGGGAGCCATGACCATATCTCCTTCTTGAGGCATATACATAGACTTTCCTATTCTACCTTCAGAACGATTAATGGCATAAATTTGTCCTGCTGCTTCTGCTCTAGTTTTATGGCATCCCATTACTTTACCCTTTTCGTCTACGGCAGGGTATCCTGAGCAACCGCTTGATCCTTTAGCACCTACATGATATGGCATAGTATGATTATACCACTTTTAGTATTCGTTTTATCTCTTCTAAAGATCTTTGCCTATCTTTGGGAAGTTTGGATATTTCTTCACTATTAAGGGCTTTATCTGTTATCATTACCCTTGGATTATCTTGAGTAAAATCATCTATTGATACAAAACCACGTTCCCAAAGCCACATAATCTCAGAATTAACAAAATTAAGATGCTCGTTATATAACTCAGGCATAACTTCTTTTAACTTATTAGTAAAGTTGTATAAAATTTCTCCATTTTCTACATCAATACCGCCTATCTCAAGGGCACCCTCAAGAATAAGTTTTTCAATAGTAAGGTTTGCTAATTCTTCATCATCCATTTTTTCTACCCCACTGAATATTATTCCATCCACGTTCATGGAAATAATATAAAATAGTTTTAGTTAAAACTTCAAATCCAGCAATAGACGCAGCAGTAATTGCTTTGTGTGTTATAAAATATGATAAAACAAAAGTATCTGCCGTACCAACTATACGCCAAGTAATAGCCTTTATTGCTGATCTTTGTTTAGTTACTTTCATTGCCCTGCTCCTAAAGCCAGCCATGATAAAACTTCTTTTATTTTAGATACCCATTTCTTTACGCTTTTTAGTAGCCGAAATAGCATGAATAGTCGCTCCTAAATCTACTTGTTCAATCTTGTATCCTACATCACGACCATGTACAATGTTGGTAATGTTAGGTAATCTTAATACTAATGTATTACCATTGCCAATAGGATTTTCATTAAGAATTAAATCTTCTACTTTGTTGTATGGCATTGGATCTTTTTCAGATGTACCGTATGTGTTACGAACACCCACTAAAACTTGTTCTGTACGGTTATGAGCCTCTTGTTTAAGTGCTTGATGTCCTTCATGCCAAGGTTGATAGCGACCAAGTTGTAAAGTGGTTGGAGCAGACCAATCAAATAATTTACATGATTTAATAATTAAATCTACTTCTTCTTCTACTGTCCACTTATCATCAATTCTTACATCACAATACTCTGGATCTTCCCAAATTTTATTTGTATCTTCGTATCTACCTTGTTTAATTCTATCTACCCAAACAACAACATCAGCAAAACCAAATGCTCTGCGAGTTTGATCTGTTGGACAAACAAAATCTACAATTACTGGAAATCCTTGTTTAGAAACTAAACGTGCGAGTTCACCCATACGCCTTGCTTGCTCAATCCTATCTTCATCAGTAAAACCAAGATCAATATTTAGTCCTGCTCTTACTTCATCTGCATTAAAATGAACGGCATTAATGCGTTCTTTAAGTGCTTTTGCGAGAACAGTTTTACCTGATCCTGGAAGTCCAATAATTTGAATAATCATTTTTTGCTTTTTGCTCTTACTTTAGCCAACGCTGCAAAATCTTTAACTTTAGTTTCGCCTAGATATCCCCAAGCATATCCTTCATTAATCATATGGTCATTGACTGAAACAGTATCATCATTAACATAAAGCCATCCAAGAATACGACCATACTTTTCAGATGAATCCATCTTTTCAGTTTTAATAATAATAGATTTAGCATCCTTCAACTTCTTCTTTAAATATTCTTTTGCTTCAAGACCAAGAACTTTTTCAGCCTTATCAGTTGTTCTAGATTCTGGAGTATCAATTCCAGCCAGTCTAACTCTTGAACTAAATGATATGTCAAAACCTAGGTCAATATCAACATCAATTGTATCTCCATCTACTACGTTTGTAATAGATTTAACGTGGTATTCGTACATTAGTAATCTTTCCCCTTTGCTTTATTTTCAATTAACTTATCACGTTCATCAATAATACTAATCATAAATGACATCATTTTTTTATATCCTTCTGGATTGTCCATGATTTTATTATAATGATGACCGCAAAACATTAGTGATCCATCAAGTCCAGTAACTTCTACAAGTGCTTCAGCATTGCAAGAGTCGCAACGATCTGTTGCTTTTAGTTGCCATTCTTTAACCTCTAGAACTTCTTCTGTCATTAACTCAGTCATCTCACTTCTTTCTGTTGTCGGTTGAATAAAATCCACTACCGTTTAAAACTACTCCGAAATTAGAGTATACACGCTCCAATGGTAGAT